CTGAAACTAATTCATATATTTCTTCGTGGGGATCTTGTTTCTCCGACGCATAAAAGAATGACGCCAGAAAGAATTCTAAAGTATGATTCGCCTTGTACCACGCACTTTGATACGCATTAATTGCATAGGAGATACCGTGCGACTTATTAAAAAGATACCTTGCAGATTTTTCAATCCAATTAAATATCTCATCAGCAGAATCTTTATCTACTAATCCTACTTTTTCACAGCCCGCAATAAATTTTAGGCGGATCTTCTTCATTAAGTCAGACTTCTTCTTACCAATAGCTTTTCTAAGATCATCTGCTTCCTGCAGACTAAATCCAGCCAGTTCAGTTGATATGATCATAGCCTGTTCTTGATAGATCAAGATACCCTGTGTATCACTTAATATCTTTTCTAGAGCTTCATGAATATACGTTACATCTTCCCTCTTGTGTTTCCTGTCAACAAAGTGCATAGCAAGACTCGTACCATCCAACATAGCATTTAATACACCAGGGCGAATAATACTAATTAATGCAGACAGTTCTTCAATGCTACGAGGTTCTAGTTTTTTTGACCACGAGCGACCTAGTTGACTTTACAATTGGAAGATACCTTTGGTAAGCCCGTCTTTGAAAAGTTTCCAAGACTTGTCATCATTGTAATTCAAATGTACAATTCCCCATTTGCAAAAGCTTTATCAATTTTCAAATTACGATAAACAGCACGATGAGTTTTCATAAACTTAATCATAATGTTAGCAGTATCCTTCACGTCCTGCAAGGCATCATGAGCATTTTCTGAAGATAATCCCATTCTTTCTCGAAGTGAGTCCATGCTAATAGATTTTACATCTGGATCTCCTTCTGTCCACATCCACACATTATCCATTACATCAATTTTATATACTTTTGAGAACAACTGTTGTTCTCCTCTTTTTTCGTCCCAAGGTCCGAATTCTTTACAAAGACGATTAATGATCTTCATATCATACCCGATGATATTAAAACCAGCAGGGATGGGAGCAAAGAACGGAGTGCCTTTCCAGTTATATTTATCCACAAAGGCGGTGAACTTTTTCCAGACAGTTTTTAGTTGAGGTGCCTTAGCAATCTGTTCCCTTGTTTTGCCTGTGACCTTTAATGCACCTTCTTCAATTGGTCCGAGACCAGCAGCAATGGCTTTTTCATCATCAACTTCTGCACGGATCTCACTATTAAATGTACCCTTTAATTTTAAGTTCCTTCCATCTAATGCAATTGCGGCTATCTGTGTAGGCTGGCAAGTATTCGCGTCACGACCACCCGTTTCAAAGTCAAAACAAATTATATCCCTATTCATTTATCAATTCCTCTACTTTCATAAATTTATCAAGTGTAGAAAGTCCCAAGACATCAAATTTAACATGACCAAGTGCTTCCAAGTCATCCATTTCTAGTGCGGCTATTTTTTCGCCACCACCTTTTGGGTCAACCATGGGACATACTTCATCGAGTGGTTCTTTAGATATTACAACTCCAGCAGCATGTTTACCTTGGGTTTTAAAAGTACCCTCTAAATCTATAGCTTGCTTGAAATATTCTGCGTAGTCACCTCGTAATTCACCTCCATCATCAATATAACAATAATCACGAAACTTCTCTGGTTCATTAATTAGAGACCATTTAATAATAGACCTCTCATCTTCGTCCATCTCCTGTAGTCCATCTGAAATATCCGCTTCATTTCTTAACGGCTTAGTGATTTCATTCATAAGACCAAACCCGCAAGCCTCATGAATCCTAAGAACTTCTTTTAAAGCAGATTTACCCCTTAGCCTTCCAAAGGTTACCATCTGGCTAACATTATTGTTCCCATATGTATCCTCAATATAACCAATAATCTCATCTCTTTTATTGCTTGGTACATCCATATCAATATCTGGTAGCGAAATATGATCACCAGTGTTTCTTCCGCTATTGTAGAATCTTTCAAACAACAAATCGTATTGTATAGGATCAATCTTTGTAATTCCAAGCATGTATGATATCAAACATCCTGCTGCACTACCCCTACCCGGCCCAGCGATCCATCTATTATTGGTAACAAAATTAATAATGTCTTGGACAATTAAAAAATAACCAAAAAGCTCTGCTTCATCAATTACATCAAATTCACGTAAAAACCTATGATGATAACTATCCTTAGCCTCTTGATCGCTAACTTTACCTTGCTTTACTAAAATCTTTCTCCAGCCGTCACGGCATAACTCTTTTAAGTATTCTTTTTCTGATTGACCATTAGGAGTTGGAAAAGTCGGAAGGACAGGTTTACTTAAAATGTCGTATTCTTCACATTGATCGTATACCTCTTGCAGAATTTTATCATCTACATTTCCCGTTTTAACGAAATAACCATCGGTCTCAAAAAAGCGTCTATTATCAAAATCTTCCTGACTATTTAGTATTTTGTTTTGAATCTTTGGAAGGGTTGTTTTCATGCCTGAAGCAAGCATGATTCGATGCAACTTAGCATCTTCTTTATTGACATAATATATTGGATCGATTGAGGATTCACTAATACGAATCAAATCAGTTTCATCATGAATATTATTTTCTGGATCTGAAACTATTTTGATAAGATCAAACCACCCCTTCTTATTCTTTGCAAACAATGCAAAACCATCAAAGGAACAACCAATTATAGGTTTAATGTTAGCATTTTTACATTGCTGAAAGAACGCAACGGCACCGGACAAAGTCTTATAGTCAGCTATGCCACAAGCCTTATACTTGTCTTCGACACACTTTTTGACCAGTTCCTTTGGCTTTGAATAACCTTTAAGCAATGAATAATGAGTATAGTTCCATAAAGGATACCAACCACATCCCATAATTACCTCGTCTTAATATCTTCAATTGGAAAAGAGAAAACTTCATTCAATGGGGGCATTTCCTGTTGCTCGTCGAACAACCAGTCAACTTTAGTTCTTTTGGACCACTCAATAATTCTCCTTGAGGGAATAATAAAATTATACACAGGATTGGCCATTTTGGCTACAACACCAATCACTTGACCGTTAGACTGTAAACTCATTAAACCGCCACTACTACCATGATCTATTGGCACAGTAGTCTGATCAAACACATTACGTCCAATAATTCTTCCATGTTGGGAAAGAACACCAGTTGTTAATGACTCAGCACCGGGCATACCACGAATAGATCCAACATGAAATAGATTTGAACCAACTTTTGGAACTCCAAAATACAAACGGGCAGACGATTTTGCGAAGTTCTGCACTGGTACATGTAGCAATGCTAAATCGTCACCCGCAGCACCTGGAGCTGAATACCTAATAACCTTAGCCTTAGCTCTTACTTCGCCAGCTATAGTATAATTTGCAAACAAAACTTTTACAACTGCTGGGTCACCAAATTTTACCAATTTTCTCAAAACACCATCTGGAGTGATTACATCTGTAATGCTACGTAATACAGATAGATTATGTGCTGCGGTAAGAACAAATGTATGCTCTGTTTCATCTTTCTTCTTAGTAAAGACAATGCCACTTCCTTGACTTGGTCCTGCGATGATACTGACTGAACAATCCATCAAACCAGTGATTATATCATCTCTTTCAATCCCAGTTTTTGGTACTTGAACTTCTTGTGCTAATGAATACCCACTAAACAACACGAACGACATAAAAAATAATGATCTCATGATTTCCCTTTCTGATTACATTAATTGTATTATGACTCAACCTGGAGCTTCATAATGTCCGATAGTAAAGTCTTTATGCTTCAAGTCTTGTGAAGCCTTATCAATACCATGCGTATCTATATAGTCTTCGACATATTGACACATATTCTTATCAGATCCTTGCCATTTATTCTTACAATAGTGACAAAGCCTAGTACACTTGAAATTAGAACGGTCGTATGATATTGGTCTTGGTTTAGTATTTCTCTTTATTTGTAAAAATCTGTTCTTGAGCATACCAAGGAACTTGGCCTTATCACTATCATCCCAACACATGCTAAATGGTCCACCATCCTTCACAAAGAATATAGACATGATAACATTTTCGTAGTCTGGATACAACTTTGAGATAGCATAGTAATATAGTAACAGTTGCGGGTCTTCACACAATTTATCGTATGTTTTCTTTTCTCCAGTTGCCCAATTCTTTCTTGCTCCCGTCTTCCAATCTAACACTTCAATTGTGTTATCATCTATTGCCATTACAAGATCAATTGTGCCTTTTATTGCCAAATTACCAGTAAGTTTTTTACCATCTACCTCGTATTCGTATTTGGCCCAATCTTCTTTTATTTCTATATCAAAATGCGGTTCTGGATTTAGAATCTGTCTAAGTCGAGGATCAAATTGTCCATTATTATGATCAAGTCCCAACCATGTCAATCTAGATATTTCTTTACGATCCGCTGGAGCCCATTTGTGTGGTGAATCCTTTCTGTATCCAGCATAACTTAAGTCCAATAATTCTTCAACAAAATCTTTCTCCATCAAACGATCTTTTTTAAGTCTCACTTTCTTGAGAACATCATCTGTTGTTTCTAAGAATTTCCTTCTAGGATTCTCCTGTTGAAAAAGCTTGAGGTTCGCCAAGACTTCCATGACTTTGTGAACCATTGTGCCACGTTCTGCCGCCTTACCAGAGGTCGATGGAAGTCCCAGTACATATGTCATGAAATATTGCATTTGGCAAAACTCATAATTGTTGTAACTAGAACTCCTAATGTAGGTTATTAGCATATACTGTCCTTATTTCGCGTATGGTTTAGTCCTTAACGCCTTATATAATTTCTCTACACTTTTACTCAAAGCATTTAGCGTTTTACCTTTACCTTCATTTATTAGAGTACCATCAAAATTATCATGATCATAGTTTTCTGGAAGAAGAGTTACCTCACTAGCATGAGTGTCTTCAAACACAGCTCTTTTCATCCAGTACACATACCCATTGTTATCTTTTATAGATTGTACTTCATTAGGAAATCTAACATCAGCAATGATGGCTAATTTCGAATCTTCCTTTACGATTTTATTGATTGTTCCAGAACACCATACAGGTTCCCAGATTTTTCGCATAACGTCTGTTCCAAAGAACTGAAGAAACTCACGAGCAGTCATTGGGCCTTTATCTTTTATTGGAGCCATTACCCCTGGCATATTCTCCCACAGCAAGTGTTTAATTTTTTGATTTTTATCTTTATTAGTTCCGTATACATTCTTATGGGGAATATTGAACAACTCTGTAGCAATTGTCTTAAGCGGGTCCGCAAAACTATAACTCTTAACGTAAGGCCACATCTCTTTTTCTGCAAATGCCACAAACTCTTCGTCTTGTCTATTAATATCAAATATGCTCCACTCGTTTATGTCAGGAGTCTTAATCAATAATTGACCTTCATTGCCTATTGAATAGTCAGATATCATACCTCGTTCTTTAAGAACAATACCATGCAGAATATTACAAGTAGTGCTCTTGCCACTTTGTTTTAGCCCTGCGAGTCCGATAATCATCTTAATATAATCC